TGACAAACGTCGAAACTAGACTGAGCGGTGATGACCGTGATGTTCTTTATGACGCACGAGTTAACCCAATCGCTACGTTCCCGCGAACTGGATTTGTTGTTTTTGGACAAAAAACACTGCAGCAGGCAAAATCAGCGCTAGACAGAATCAACGTTAGAAGATTAATGTTAGAGGTCAAGCGACAGGTTGTTGGTGTTGCAGAAAGGCTTTTGTTTGAACCAAACACACCTGCAACAAGAGCAGCTTTTATAGCTCGTGTAACTCCACTACTTGGTCTCATACAGGCGCAAGCTGGTGTCGAGCAGTTTAAAGTTATAATGGATGATACGAATAACACGGCTGAGGATGTTGAAAACAACAGACTCAACGGTCGCATCGTTGTTGTACCAACAAGAGCGGTTGAATTTATTTCTATCGACTTTATTATAACAAATAGCGGAGTGGACTTCGAGTAACGAATAAATATAATATGAGTACGAAACACCAGAAAATTCAGGAGATAACTCAATGGCAGAGCTAACATTTCAAAGTCCGGGAGTAAGCGTTAGGGAGATCGATCTCTCGGGACCAACCCAGGCAAGTCCTTCAGGCATACCGGCCGGCGTCATCGGTACTGCTGTTCGCGGTCCCGCTTTTGTTCCAATTACGGTACCATCGTTTCAAGACTTCATCGCAACTTTTGGAGCAACTGACGGTGAGAAGTTTGGTCCACTAGCAATGAACGAATGGTTGACCAACGCACGTGCCGGCACTTATGTTAGAATATTAGGCGTTGGCGATGGTAAAAAACGCAACACGACTACGGGCTTAGTTAATAACGCCGGATTCGTTGTTGGTGATAAAATCGTACAAAGCAACGGACAGCTTGGCCATAACAAGTCTACGATCATCGGCGGTCCGTTGGGACAGACTTATTTCCTTGGCGCGTTCATGGCTGATGCAACAAGCTCAACTTTTCTGTCTGATGCTGGTATTGGTGGCGGCGCTGGCGCTAAAGCCGTCGTGACATTAATGCCTGACAGCGTTACGAGTATCGATACGTTAGATTTAACCATAACAAATCCAGATGGCACTGTAGGAGCCGCAATCACTGTTACAAACGGTTCAGGCGCATCTACTAAAACTACGATTGATGATGCATTAATGGGCGGCGGCGCAAATTCATTCGCAGCCAGATTGAAAGAAGCTCTAGATTTAGCGGTATCAGAAGGTGATCTTCAAGCGACTGTGAGCGCAGTCACCAACAATGCAGGCGGAGCTCCACGAGTAATCACCTTAACTATGAACTCGGTGGGTGAAGCTGGAAACACGACAATCGGTGGATCGTTAGTCTCTGGTAATAAAATTTTAGTTAATCAAATTACTGCCGGTGGATCGCAAGGTACATTATCCTTTGCTGGTGGTAGCGATGCGGATATAGCAGCTCCAATCCTCAGAGGCGTTATCATGGTGCCTTCTGGTGTTAGGTTAGGCCTGAGTGGTACTTTCAACGCTAATAATACTGTATCAACGACAAACAAGGTCAACGGTGAATACGGCAGTGCAAAAGATGCCGGTTCAAACCTTGGAGATGTAGTGTTAGAAAATGGTGCTCAAGATTTTGTGATGCTTTTAAACGGACACAAAGTTTCTGCGACTTCTGGCAACTCAATAAACGCTTCGTTCGATCCAAGGTCAGCAAACTATTTTGCAAAAGTTCTTAACACTGATCCAAACAAGATTGAAGAGTTTGGTCATTTATTGTATTCGTCTTACGATATTGATCCCCAGTTTGCGGTTGTAACCGGATCTGGAATCACTCCCGTGGGGAGAACGTTTGGTGGATCTGCTGGCAATTTCTCGAACGAGAATGATGGCGTGAAACAAGACACTGTTGCGTTCTTGCTTACTGGTTCAGCAGGTAGAAATGCAGGTACTGCAACCTCCGCAACTTCGATCGGTTTGCCTAACTATGAAAACTTTGAAAACCGTTTTCAAACTGCTTTTTCACCGTTTGTAATATCACAAAGATTCGGTGGTATTAATAGAAACTTATTTAAGTTCCATGCACTTGACGATGGTGCAGTGGGAGCTGGCGCATACAAAATAAGCATTGAAGAAATAGCGGCTAGCAGCGATCCAAAAAATAAGTACGGCTCATTTAGAGTACTGGTTAGAGCGTTTGGAGACACTGATGAAAATAGAGTCGTTCTCGAGTCTTTCAATAATGTTAATCTAGATCCAACTTCGGACAGATACATATCGAGAATCATTGGCGATCAGCACACATTCTTTGATTTTGATAAGGGCATCGGCAGACAAAAACTAGTCGTTGATGGTTTGTACCCAAATCGTTCACGATTTGTAAGAGTTGAGGTCTCTGATGGTGTAGAAGACGGAGGCGTCGACGCGACTGCATTACCTGTTGGCTTCCGCGGCATCCACCACTTGGTCACTTCGGGCTCTACTTCCGGCAGCTCATTGCTAACAGGTTCAGCTGACTCTGCTGCTGCGGTTGGTGCACTAACTATTACAACCGACCAGTTAAAGAGAGTAACACAGCCGCCTGTGCCGTTTAGAGAGAGCCTTGTTAAAGGTGTTTCGCCAAAGCAAGAGGCAAAGTCTGCCTTGAACTGGGGTGTGCAATGGGAACTTAAGGATAATCTTGTTGAGCCAAACAGGCATACGACAAAAGTTGATCCTACAATTGCAAACCTTGTTAAGTATTTTGCAGATCATCACTTAGACACGCAGGCGCCATACGTTGGAGCTAACGAAGGTGCTGTTGACGTCGATGGAACAGTGCTTGACGCTGATAGATTCAACAACAACCTGTTTACTCTTGAGAAAGTAGAGGTCTTAACTGGATCAAACGATAGGCCAGACCCACAGCAGTGGGTCGCAGCTAGATACAGAAGAAATTCTATACAAGCTGCTCTTACCGACAAAGATGGCACCACAGTAGCAGCGACGAAGTCAAGATTCATTGATGCTGCAAAAGACTTTGACCACCAGCCTTCTAGAAAATACCTTAAGTTTACTTTGCCTCTGCAAGGTGGCTTTGATGGCGTCAATATTTTCGATTCCGACAAGTCGAAGTTCCGTGATGCTGCTGTCCGTCGAGAGATGGATGATACTGCTCAAGGAACGACAAACGGACCAACTGTAGCTGCGTATCGTAAGGCAATCGAAGTTATGGAATCGAAGGCTGACGTCGACATACAGCTTTTAGCAATTCCTGGAATAAGGCACGAGGCTGTTTCAGATTTTGCAATCGATTCGGTTGAACGTCGATTCGACGCAATGCTGTTGCTAGACATTGAGGAGAAAGATGAGTTATCAACATTCATAACTGCTTCTTCAGACACGATAGTCAACGTTGGCAATACGACAACGTCGTTTGTTAACAGAGCTTTGGACTCTTCTTTTGCTGCAGCTTACTTCCCTGATGTTGTTGTGACTGATCCAGCGACTGGACAAAACGTGCAGGCACCACCGACTGTTGCAGTGCTTGGCGCATTCTCGCTGAATGATAGACTAGCACATCCATGGTTTGCCCCTGCAGGCTTTACACGTGGTGCACTAGATACTGTACTTGAAACTAAGGTGAAACTCAATAGAGCTAACTTGGATGAACTTTATTCAGCTGATATCAACCCATTAGTTGCATTCCCCGGTCAGGATGGACCAATCGTGTTCGGTCAAAAGACGTTGCTTGCCGCGGCCTCTGCACTTGATCGTGTCAATGTTAGAAGACTTCTGATCGACGTACGACGCAAAGTCAAAGCAGTTGCAAACACCTTGTTGTTTGAGCCGAATAGAGAGTCGACACTGGCATCGTTCGCTGCTGCTGTTGATCCGATACTAGCAACGATTCAGTCGCAGCAAGGTATCGATCGTTTCAAAGTTACGATCGACACGACAACAACTACCCAGACAGACGTTGAGAACAACACTATTCGAGGCAAGATATTCTTGCAACCTACAAGAGCTGTTGAATTCATCTCACTTGACTTTGTTGTCACAAACGCCGGCGATGATGTCTAATAAAAATGCGGGTATTTTAGAAAGTACAACAAGAAACACATATTTAGATTAGGATGCGAATCCATTAAGGAGTAGAAAATAAAATGGCGACTACATTAAACGTAACCGATATGTTACCAAACAAGTTTGAGCCGAAACGCAAGTTTCGCTGGCAGTTTGCGATCGAGGGCATCGATGCATTCCTGATCAAAACTGCTGCTCGACCAACAATTACCACTGAAGAGCAAGAGATTCCCTTCATCAACTCAACCAGATATATTGCTGGAAAAACAAAGTTTGAAACAATCTCCGTGACGTTACACGATGCAATTGCACCATCTGGTGCACAGCAGGTAATGGAATGGATTCGTACGCACTTTGAGTCGGTTTCAGGCCGAGCTGGTTACGCAGACTTTTACAAAAGAGACTGCCAGCTCAAACTATTGGATCCAGTTGGTACTGTTGTTGAGCTTTGGGATCTTAAAGGCTGCTTCTTAACAAACGCAACTTTTGGCGATCTTGATTATGGTGCATCTGATCCTGCTGATATTTCACTAACGATCAGATTCGATAACTGCGTCCTGCAATACTAAAATTTTCTACATATTCTTTCGTAAAAGACCGTACTCGTAAGATGCGGTCTTTTTTTTTGCTTAGCGCGCCGAAAAAAATCTATTTACGTTCTACTTACACACAATACATTTAACAAAACTTTTGTGAGGTAAAAGTGGAAGATAGACAATCAAACGAGGTGTTCACTCCAACTGATGCGAGAAGACAAGGCTTTCAAGTAAAGAACGTGATGAAAGATGACTTTGGCTTTGAGATACCGGTTGAGACTGTACCACTACCATCCGGCGGTCGGATTTATCCTGTTGAAACTGGTTTGCACGGTGTAAGCCAAGTAGAGATCAAAGCTATGACAGCTAAAGAAGAAGACATTCTAACTTCTAGAGCTCTCATTAAGAAAGGCACAGTTATCACTGAGCTCATCAAATCTTGTCTAGTAGACAAAAGACTCGATGTTGATGATATGATTTCAGGTGATAGAAATGCGTTGATGACATCGATTAGAATCACTGGTTACGGTTCAGATTATCAAGCAGAATGTGAGTGTCCAGCTTGTGGCGAAAAAGGAAAAGGTGATTTTTCTCTGCTAGAACTACCAATGAAAGAGCTCGAGATTGATCCTGTTGCAGAAGGCGCAAATCTTTTTGAGTTTACATTACCTCTTACAAAAAAGAAAGTTCACTTTAAGTTTCTAACTGGTAAAGATGAAACTGAGATACAAACAATCATGGAACGCAGAAAGAAACAAGGGTGGTCTTCTGATTCTCTTGTAACTACGCGTTTGCAGCATTCAATTGTTGCAGTTGATAACATTAAAGATCGCAATAAAGTAAACACATTTATCAAAAACATGCCGGCAAGAGATTCTCTCGCGCTGCGTACGTACATCGATAAAAACGAACCGGGCGTTGAGATGAAGTCTTGGTACGACTGCCCGCATTGCATGGAGACTTCGGAGGTGCGGCTGCCTATGGGCGCCACGTTTTTTTGGCCTGACACCGAATGATAAAGAAGTTTTTCTAGAACAAATCTTTACTTTGCTGTACTATGTTGGCTTTTCATACACAGAAGCCTACAATTTACCGGTATGGCAAAGAATATGGTTCATCGAGCGCACCAACACAGAATTTAAGAAGGCACAAGAGGCTAATTCTGACGCATCTAGAGCAGCGCACGGAAACACACCAGACCAAAGAGCCATGCGAGGAATGTCACGTGATACAGTTCCTGCTAATTTACGCAGGTTTACATAATTGTTAGTGTGTGGAGAAACGTTCGTCGTAATACTTAATACTACGGTATTCGCATGGCAAATTTAAATGAACAGTTAAAAATACAGCAAGAGATAAACACTCTGCTGAAGAAGCGCTCAGCAATGATGAAGGAGCAGGCTTCTCAATTAACTGGTCAAGCAAAGCTTGCGAAGGAGCTTTGTAAAGCCCTAGACTGCAAAGACCTAGATGACATGGAAGACCGTCTCAAGGGCATTAATGATGAGCTAAAAGAGGCGGCAAACAATGCTACAAAAACTGAAGGCGAAATAGATGCTCTTGCAGAAGCAACAAAGAAAGCAGACACTGAGACCAAAAGTCTAGCTGCTTCTTTTGCAAAAGTTGGTGCAGCTGTAGGCGGCATTAAGGGCGTGATCTCTGTTTTCAAAGGCCTGAATAGCATCATATCAGGTGCCGCTTCGCTTATTGGCACTGTTGTCTCTGGAATCTTCAATATAGGCAAGTCAATACTGTCGATACCGTTTGGTATTTATCAAGGCCTGCTTGGCATGGCTCAACAAGGCGGTGGTGGCCCAAGTCCGATCAAACTACAGCTAGAAGAGATCAGAGACGCCGTAGGTAGCCTTGCAACAAACGAAGGTAAATCTCTGCGCGACTCTATGATGGGCGCACGGGATTCTTTCAAAAAACTCGGTGTAGAAGGCGTAAGCTTTGGTCGCATATTTGGCTATGGTCCGGGTGGTGTTGCTGAGGCTGGCAAGGCTTTCTTAGAGATAGCAACAGCCCTCGGCCCTAAAATGAGCATGCTGACTGATTTGACAAAAAAGAATCAGATGGCGATGGTAATATACAGTAAGGGTCTAGGGCTTTCTGCCGATCAAATGGCTAGTTTGGCAACAGTCGCTAGCGCAGCCGGCGAAAAGTTAAATGATTTTACAACTAAAGTTGCATCGTTCGCAATCAACATGGGAAAAGAATTTGGCATTAACACAAAGCTGATTTCAAAAGACATGGGTGCAATGATGGAGGATTTTGCTAACTTCGGTAGATTAGGTCCTAAAGTCATGGCTGCAGTCGCTGTTCAAACACGCCGATTAGGCTTCGAAGCAAAAGAACTTGTTGGCATGATTGACAAGTTTGATAACTTCGAAGACGCTGCACAAGCTGCCTCTAAACTAAACCAAGTCTTCGGTATACAAATCGACACGATGGGAATGCTTAAAGAACAAGATCCTGCTGCCCGCTTATCAATGATGCAAAAGGCTTTTGAAGCAACCGGAAAATCAGTCGAGAACATGAACAGGCAGGAATTAAAACTGCTTGCCTCACAGACTGGTTTGTCAGAGAAGGCTGCTGCACTTGCATTTAGCCAAAAAGGCCTTGCGATGTCTTACGATGACGTCATGGCCGGAGCTGATGACGCAGAGGGCAAACAGCTTTCTCAAGCAGAAGCAATGAAAGAACTTTCTGACTCAATTAAAAAGACTTTTGGTGGCGGTGGCGGTAAGCAGTTTAAAGGTTTCTTTGATGCTTTCGTTCAAGGATTTGGAAAAGGCATTAGGCGGTCCAAAGAATTTAGAAAAATAATGCGGAATATCCGTAAGTCTTTGAGAGCAATTTTTCGAGCTGGTAAACAGGTTGGTAAGAATTTTGTTAAGTTCTTTCCTGGTGTTAAAACAACGTTTAAAGGTTTAGGAAAGTTATTTGATCCAAAGAAGTTTAAAAAACTGGGTAAAGGTCTGATAAAAGTCTTCACCGACATGTTTAAGCGCATGCGAACTGATCCTAAAGGTGGCGCGCGAGCATTCTTTAAAGATATACAAAAACTGTTTAAGAATTTTTTCTCCTCGCAGTCCCCAGCGATTAAAATGATAAAATCCGGCGCAAAAAGGTTTGGCAAAGCCATGTCTGAATTGGTTGCCGAAGGCATCAGGTTCATCAAGCCAAAGATCATCGATGGACTAAAATCGATCACTGAATTCAT